CCAACGTGCCAACCGTTGTGATTGAGGACGTGACAACGTTAGAAGCCAGGGTAGTGCCAGTCAGGGTTGATGCACCGCCGCCCGCAACTGCAGCCCACGTTGGTGAGCCAGTGCCGCTTGACGTCAGAACTTGACCAGCTGTGCCTGTTGAACCATTGACCGCAAGTGCAATGCCTGAAGCCAAATTCAGCGAGCTGGATGTCAACGTCATAAAGACGCTGTTTGTAAGACCGTTGTACGCAGTAGCACCTGAAGACACACCAAAAAGCAAGCTGCCATTGGTGCTGCCGCCAATAGCAGGGAGACCACCACTGCCGGCAGTGACACACTGGAACATAATCCGCATCTGGTTACCAGATGTCGTCCAGCTATTGAATATCATGGTATCTGCAGATGATGCACCTGTCGAACCTTGACCAACCTGTAGAGTGCAGCCTGAAGCTAACTGCGCACCGGTAGGAATACCAGAGCCAACCTGCAAGGCGCCAAGAATGCCAACTGATGTCAGTGACGATGAGACAACGTTAGAAGCGAGTGATGTACCAGTGAGTGCAGATCCAGCAGCGCTTGGTGCAGCCCATGTCGGAGTTGCCCCAGTACCAGCTGAGGTCAGCACCTGTCCGGAGGTGCCTGCAGATCCTTGTACCTGCAGCGGTGAAGCAGTGCCAGCCAGATTGATGGTGCCTGTCTGCGTGTGTGTACCGGTGACAGCCAACGAGCCAAGAGTACCAACAGAAGTCAGCGATGAAGCCAGCACGTTGGATGCCAACGTTGTGCCCGTAAGTGTGCTTGCAGCAGCTGCGCCAGTGGCAGCAAACTGTGCAAATGTCATTGCCTGTGAACCAACTACAGTGATCGTCGCAGTCTGTGTCCATGCAGTGTCAGCGAACGTAGTACCGTCAGTGACGTACACCGCTGCGCCGTTTACTTCGCCAACTGATGGAGCACCGTCCATATCGGTAGAACGGGTCCATGCGCCAGCAGCAACGACATAGATGCCGTTCTGAGTAGCAGTTGTCTGGTTCTTGACCAGCACGCGGTTGCCTGCAACGAGTGCAACGCCATCAACTGTCTGGGTGCCCGACAGTGTCAAGTTAGCGGTAGATGCTGCAGAAACTGCTGTCTTCCAGGTAAGACCGTTGATTGCGGTATCAACATATGACTTGGTGGCGAGGTGACCAGAGGTCGTTGGGTCAGAAGCCGTAACGTTGCCAGTGACTGTCAATGAACCGAGAGTACCAACAGAGGTCAGCGACGAACTAACAACGTTAGAAGCAAGCGTCGTGCCGGTCAGCGATGATGCTGCACCAGTGCCACCCGAGCCAGCGGCGGTCCAGACGGTGCCGTTATACACGTACAGCAGGTCATCAGTCGTCTTGAAGAACAACTCACCCATGTTTGCAGTTGTAGGGAAAGCAGTGCCAGTTTCAATTGACGCATTTGAAATTGAAGAGCCTTCAAGTAGCTTGATGCCATCTACGAGCATGGTGTTATCCTGTTTGGTTGAACAGGGATATTTAGGAAAATCTAACTAAACAACGAATGGGACAGCCTCATCTCCAAACTGATCCTCCGGATCATCCGGACTGACGTATTCATTCACCTGCTTGAAGGCTTCGTCATTCCACTCAGACAGCCGTTTTAGCAGCCGCGTCATGATGACAGTAGCCATGACAGCGTCGTCCGTAGCCCCTGTTTTGGCTTCGTAACTACCACCCTTGGCTGAGAAGTTCTTCAGCTCATAGAGTAGGTGTTCAGAGTTGATGTGTAGCCCATCGGTGACACGTTCTACCAGCTGCTTGAGCTGCAGACAAGCCAAGATCTTGTTACGACCAGAGGTGTAGACACCCAGCTTGCCCGGTTGGTCACAGAAGAGCTCGGCGTACTCTGGCTGCTTTTCGTCATTCTGGTAGAGGGCAGAGATCGCCTCACCGATGCCATTCCGCTCGAAGGTCCAGAGCACCTCTGATCGTCCACGACCCTGGGTATAGTCGGAGAGCTTCAGTAGGATCCACTTCAGCTTGGCGTAGAGCAGCGGGATGTTGACATCGTTGGTCCGATACTCGGCAATCTGATTGAGCTTTGGAAAGTCAAACACCTGGATGACCGAGAAGTCCTTGCCGCTACCGGTGGCTGGGTCGCATGCCACGAGGTAGGTCTTCTGCGCACCACCCAGCTCTGTATCAGGCACCCAGAACTTGAAGCCCATATCCTCATGGTGAACTGGCTTTCCAGACAGCTGGTGCAGGATCATCGAGTTGATGAGCAGCGCCTCAGAGGACAGGAACTCGCACCCGACCTCCTGGCGGGTCTTCAGCAGTCCGAGCTGACCGACCATTAGATCCCAGTAGTCATCGCCACGCTCAGGGTGTTCGCGCCAGTTTACCTCGAACGGCTTGTAGCCATTCAGTCCGCCCATCGCACCACGCCAGATCTGGGCAAACAGCTCAGTGTCGCCGTTAGGTGTAGAGCTGATGATGGCAGAACCACCAGTAGACAGCGTAGGTGTCAGAGATGCCCACAGCTCGTCTTGAATGCGCTTGTTGATGAACGCCAACTCGTCCAGGTAGATCTTGGTGATTGCAAGACCCCGTCCGGTCTTTTCAGTCGTTGCCTCGGAGATGATCCGTGATCCGTTGTCGAGTTCAAGGTTGTGTCGATTGTAGTATTTGACACCGCACTTGATCCAGTTTGGCAGCGCCTCGTAGGCAAAGCGAACACGTGCAGCGATCTCGAGCGCGTGACCTTGGTTCTTTGAGGCGATGAGTAGCGTGCTGTCAGGGTTGAACATCGCGTACCAGAGGAGGTACATGGCGACGGTTAGGGTCTTGCCGCACTGCCGAGGCTGTAGCGTGACAACGAAGCGGTTCTCGTGCATCGCACGGACAAAGCGCTCTTGGTACTCGTAGAGGTTGAACGGGATCGTGCCCCGCGTAGGGTGCTGCACCATGACGAACTTGCGCATGAAGAAGATGGGATCCTTGGATGCCTTCTTCAGATCCTGGATCATCTGCGGTGTGTACTCGTCGGTGGCAAATGCCCGCTTGATCTGTGGGTTCTTCATGGGTGCTTTCTCGGAATGGCGCGCTGAGCGAATGTGCATACAGGTCTCCTATGACCTGTATTTACTACTCGCGTGGAGGCACTTTCGGGAAAGCCTTGACTGGCTTCATGTTGACGACTTGATAACCATCGTCAAACTTCTTGAGCGTAAAGTCCTCATCGGCATCCTTCATGCCGAAGTAGATGCGCTCCTCAAGACCGGTGCGTGGTCGAGCATAGACTGTCTGACCCTTGGTCATGAAGACCTTGCCATGGTAGTGCACGTACTGAAGCATGCCCTGCACATCCTCAAGCAGCTTGAAGTTGAAGTAAACATCAGTGCCCTTGCTCAAGAGCAGCTTGATCATGGTCAACAGCATGGAGCCGTCTTCCTCTTCGAGTAGTTGATGGACCTTCATGCTCGAATGTACTTCCGCTTAGGTTCAGCAACCACCCAGGTGTCGCCTTCCTTCTTGAAGTACATCTCGCCAAATACGTCATCATCAGGATTTAGCTCAAACCATGTTTGAACCTTCTGCCCGATCAGCATGTAGACCTTGGCATCAGCTACCTTGACGACTGGATACATCTTCGGCTTCATCTTCTTGGGGTCTTGGTCCCATACCTCAGCCCAAGCAGCAACCTTCTCACCCTTCTTCAGAAGGCTGTCAATGACACCGGCCAGTAGGGGACGATCGCCCGTTCCCTCATTCAGGGAGAGGTGATACTTGTTATGCAGAAGACTAATCGTGGCTCCTTGTAGGAGACTAGGTAGCTGAGAGGGATGGTTGCCCCTGATCTCGGAGGAAAACCGAGCACCGAGCTTGCTGTAGATGTCATCATACATCTCACTCTCGTCGTTGTGCAGCCATGCAAGAAGTTCCTTGGCGTGCTCTAGACTGAGAGAGAACTCCTTGCGCAGGGCCATCAGCACCGCCAACTCACCGAGCTCAGTGCCTTCTTGCAGAAACTGCTTGAAGGTCATCATACCTTGAACTTCCCACCCTGGTCATACACTTCCCACTCACCACGATGGTCATCATTACGGTAGATCGCTAACGTGTCGTCATCGTCAGGCACAATCTCAAACCAAGTTTCCTGCTCATTACCGTCATCGTCAGGCATCAGAAAGAGGCAGTTGACAAAGAAGTGGCGCCGCTCATCACCCGGCTTGTAGTTTGGCTCTTCACGAATAGTCCACTGACCAGTAGCTCCAAAAATATCTGACCATACACGTTGACCTTTGTCACATGCATGCTTGATGGCGCGCCAGATCAGTGGCGCAGATGCAGGACGTTCCCAGCTTTCACCATCATGGATCTTGTAGCCAGGGGTCACAGCCTCCGTTGTGCGTATCAGCGGGGTAGTCTTTACTGGCTTGAGTGCCTTTACTGCCTTCTCAAAGGTGAGACCCTTCGTACGCTTATAGACCTTACCATTGTGAAACCAATCGATGTTCCACACATCATCCCTTACGTACAGGTCAGCAACCCGATACATGTTCTTGACGGTCAAGTGT